AAAATAATAACTTGCACCAAATGCACTTTGATTTATAACTTTTGTTTTATCTGGAAATAATATTTTTAATGCATTTTCTCTTGATAACAAATCGTAATTCTCTATAAAAAAATTCGCATCATTTGATACACCAAAGACATGTAAATTATAATTCTTTTGACATTCTCTAATAAAAATACTACATAATTTTTGAGATAAACGAATTGCATTTTGAGATTTAGGAATACCCTCTTTAATAAATTCGTACAATATTTTTTCTGGATGAAATTGCACACCATAAAATGGCAATGATTTAAATTGAAACATTGATACATACTTCTTATTATTATGCTCTGTATAAGACACAACCTTTAAAAATTCCTCATATTCTTTCATGTAATCTTCATCCATTAAAAATGATTTATTATGATAATTATATACATTATTTTCATTTTCAAAATCGTATTTATCTTTTGCATCAAAATCTTTATGCAAAGGAGTTGACACCATCATCGCTTCTTCCTCTGCAGTTAAATTTGTGAATTTCATATTTGATTCACCTATATGTGTAAAATCTGATATTTTATTATTATTTAAAAAAGCGTCGCTTTGTTTACTTACATTACTATCCATTGCAACTATAGGTAATAATTCAAATCCTAAACATATACTAAATATTGGAAAATGATTACCATTCAGATTTTGTTCTATTATTTTTGCTGTTATATATCTCATACTTGCTAAATATTTATAATGATTCTTTTCTATTACATTTCTTTCTATTGCACCACCTATAAATAATACACCATCTATTTGATTTAAAATTACATTTATCATTTGTGGAGGTAAATCAAATTGAATTGGCACTACTCGCGCACCTTGCATTTCTATCCATTTTACATATGATTGAGGTATATATGATGTTGCGCCTAAACTTGCAGATGCTGTTGTTGGTATTGATAATATACCTACTACTGTTAATCCTAAATTATTCTTTATTGTTCTATAAATATTACATTTTGCTTTTTCTTTGTATTCATCCCATTCCTTACTATTTGCTACCATTGCATAATTATCTCTTATAAATTTATATTGCTTCCTCATCTTTGGTGTCCAATTTCCTCCATTTATATTAAAAATACTGCTTAATTTTTCAAAGAATAAATTATTTTTTAATTCTCCTTTTAAATAATAATCTGGGACTTTTTTAGATAAATCTTTTGATTGTAAATAATTATTATATTTAGAACCACTTATATTTTCACAATTTATTGCATAATCTACAGTACTACCCTTTTTTGCTTTTTTTATTGTTTTATTTTTTTTTAAAACCTTTCTTTTATTATTTTTGGATTTCATTAAAATATAAGTATATTTTTATTTTTATAAAATTTTATTCATAATATTTTAATTATAGTTATATATATAATGAGTTCACCATTTTCTACATTTACAGAAAAAAAAATAGAAAAATCTTCTAGAAAAAAATTATCAAAAAAAAATAGAAAAAATAATATTCAAGAATTCTTTAAATGGTCTGCTATTAGTTTTGTAGCTACTTTTGGATATATTATAATAGCTGCAAACTTTAAAGGATTATCTTATTTAGACGATAAATATTGGGTCTCAACAGATGAAGATTATAAAGAGAATATATCAATAGAAAAAGAAATTATCACAACCCAAGAAGATGTTGATAATGTAAAATACAAAAAAAAAAAAACATTACCATCATTAGCTAAATATTTAGCTTTTCATTCGGGTTTTCAACCGTATAATGAATCATATATTGTGAATACCAGTTTTGCAAGACCAAATTCTGATGATACAACCTTACCTTTAATTGATAAATATTATTTAACCGACAAAGATTTTTCTAATTATAGTCCTGGCGATTTTGGTCCACAACTTTTTAGGTGGTTAACTGGTTCAACACTTGCATATCCTGCTAAAGATGTATTAAACCAATTACCAGATGATAGTGAAACAGAGAAAGCTGATATTTTTAATGGTAGTTTAGATTCATTTGCATCTGCAGGAAATTTTTATTCATTATTTCATAATCAGAGTCTTTTTATTACTCAATATATTAGGTCAAACAATTTATTAAAAAAAATGATTCAAAATCAAACAAAAGAAGATAAAAATTACCAAACAGGAGGTCAACAACAAGGTAATGAAAGTAATGGAGTATTTAAAAATTCTATAAAAGCTATTAGTGGTATTATGAATACTATTAGTGATAAATTTAGTGAACTATTAGGAGATGATATTGCATTTGTTTTATGGCCATTTATTTTCGTTTTAGTTATTTTACATAGTTTACTTTTACCATTAATAAATGTAGGAAATTCTATGTATGACTTATTTATGAATCCATATCCAACAAGTGGTGTAGGTTTTAATGGTTTCAAGCGTTATTTAGGAACAGATGACAAGCCTTTAGGATCTAGTTTTATGGCATTCAATGAGAAATTGGCACCATATGAAATAATGAAAAGTACTGATTTGGGGACTTTTTTTAAAAATAAAGGGCTTCAGTTTCTATATTTTCTAGTAAATTTAATCTGGATTCCTCTTGTATTTGCAGTTGCTATAGTTATTTCAATATTATGCAATATTAGAAATTTTATTTTTGCTGTTATTGATACAATTGAAAAAATATTATTTATGTCGCCTGTATTTTTTACATGGACATCTAAAACAAAAGATAGTGATGCTATAAATGAGACTAGCGAATTTTTGAAAAATAAAGCACCAATTGCTTTTGGAATTTGGGTTTTATTCTTAATCATATTTGCATTTACTTATTTAGGTAATGAATTTGCAACTGGCGGAATTCTTGGTTTAGCTGCAATTTGTATCTACTTCTTGGATAAAAATATGCAAATTTTTACAACAATTATTAATTTCGTTTTTGGTAGTGAAGATGATAAACAAAAAGAAGATACACAAGCTAATGGTATTTTTGAAAGAATATTTGAATTATTAAAGAAGAAGCCTATTCTTTCAACTATTATGATTTCCCTTATAGCAGGAATAGTTGCTGCTTCAGTTGTTGCAGGTATTTATTTGTCATAAAATTTATAAAATTATAAATAATTATAAATAATTATAAATAATTAAAATTATAAAAATATTAATTATTTAAAAAAAAGTATTATAGATAAAATAATTAACAAAATATGGCTCGTAAAAAAAAGAAAATTCTACCATTTGTTAGTGTTTGTACTCCAACTTTTAATAGAAGACCATTTATTTCTAGTATAATAAAATGTTTTTTAAGTCAAACTTATCCACATGACCGAATGGAATGGATAATAATTGATGATGGTTTTGATAGTATTGAAGATATAATTAAGGAAGCAAATATACCTCAAATAAAATATTTTAGGTATGAAGAAAAAATATCACTTGGAAAAAAAAGAAATTTAATGCATGAAAAATCAAGTGGAGAAATATTAGTTTATATGGATGACGATGATTATTATCCTCCAACCCGAGTAAAGCATGCAGTGGAAAAATTAAGAAATAATTCAAAGGCATTATGTGCTGGTTCATCTGTAATACATGTATATTTCAAACATATAAAAAAAATAATAGAATTTGGACCATATGGACCAAATCATGCAACAGCTGGAACATTTGCATTTAAACGTGAATTATTAGAACAAACCTCTTATGAAGAGCATGCAGCTCTTGCAGAAGAAAAGCATTTTTTAAAAAATTATACAGTTCCTTTTGTTCAATTAGATCCAAAACAAACAATTTTAGTTTTCTCTCATTTACATAATACATTTGATAAAAAGAAATTATTAGAACAAGGTTATTCTAATGTAATGAAAGAATGTCAATTAAATGTTAAAGATTTTATAGATGATGGAGAGATAAGAGATTTTTATATGACTAGAATAGATAGTTTACTAAAAAATTATGATCCAGGGCATCCCAAACATAAACCAGAGGTAGAAAAACAAATGAAAGAAATAGATAAAATGCGAAATGATATGGTAAGAAAGCAAATGATGGAATCACCATCCATTATAACAATAATGGATGAAAATAATCAACCTAGACCTTTAAAAAATGGCGAGCTAATAGATTTATTGAAATCCAAAGATGATGAAATAAATAAATTAAAAGAGTTAATTCAGAATAATCAAACAAACATTACTGTGTGTAATGAAAATAATGAGAAAAAAAACCTAACAAATAATGAATTAGTGTCATTATTGAATGAATATAAAAATAATTTAAATGCAATAAAAGATGAAAATATGCTTTTAAAACAAAAAATAGATATATTAGAAAGAATAAATGAAAACAATGAAAACAATGAAAACAATGAAAACAATAATGTGAATAATATGAATAATCTTACAATACAAAATACAGAAAATTTGTGTATTTTTGGAAAAAGTTAGTAATGAAAGTATATATTCTAAAATAATTTAAAAAAAAAAATAACATTTATATATGTATAAAATAATCTCTTACTTGATGGCATTAAACACTAAATTTAGTTATTTAGTTAATTTAGATCCTATTAAAGAACCTGCTAAAATAAATATTTATAGTCCAAGTATATCTATTAGTAATTTAACGGATAATGTTAAAAATGAATTAGATGGATATGATATGAAATATAATGATTCTAATGATTCTAATGATTCTAATTACGAAAATGAATTATTTGCTATTAATAAGTATAGAAATCAGTTTGAACTTTTAAAAATATTAGAACAAAAAACAATTAATAATATAAGTAAAATGGATTACATTGAAAAATATAATTATTTATTTAATAGTTCTAAAGGTATTAATTTATATGGCGGTGGATTAATGAGTGAATTTGATTGCACATTTTTTGAAGGATTTTAAATATCAAAAATTGTTTATCTTGTAAAAAACCATCGTTGAAAATTTATTGCTAGCATATAAAAATAAACAAAAAAAATATGCATATTATTTCTAGATATAATTAGTATTATTAAAATTAAATACTAATTATTCTTCATTTAAATCATAATTTGTAAATTTTTCTATATATCTATAAATACGATTAATATCTAATTTTGAAATATTTTGATTTTCAAAAATGTAATTCAACTCTTCTTCTGATTTATTTAAATTTTTTAATTCATAAAAAAATGTCAGTAAATCTTTAAAATCCATATTTAAATTTTGGCATAAACCTACTATAAAAGTATAATTATTGAATTCTGTTGAATATTTTGTTAAAACTTTTGTAAATCTTACTTCACTTGGATTATATTTTATTTTATTCTTAAACTTTTTATGGTATAAAAAATTATTGAACATTATTTTTATTATAGAAGTCATTTCATTAAACTGCCAAATTTGCTTTTGGAAAGTTATTCTATCTAAATAATCCGCAAAACAATAATTTTCTAAAATGTTTAAATAAAAATCCTTTGTATCTGAATTGTATTTACTTAATAAATCTACTATATTTTCGTGCCATAATAAACTTATTATTGTTCTATCCGTTTCATTTATAAACGATAAATGCTCTTCAAAATCTAAATTATTATTATATAAATATTTTGTTGTATTTTTTACATCTTCATTATAACTTTTATTTACTATATATTTTTCTACTTGTTGAAATATTTTATTATTTGATAAATATGATTTATAAAAATAGTTCAGTTTCATTAAGTCTGAATCTATTATATTTAATGCTATTTTCAATTCATCATCACTTATATTTTTAAAAAATTCTTTTATTATTATTTCCATATTTTCTTGCGTTGGATTTTTTATTTCATATACATTTGATACTTTCATCAATTCTTTTATTTTTTTATCCATATGATAATTACCTATGCAAAATATTAAATTTGAAGAATAGTTTTCTAACTTTTGCTTTTTTGTTTTTTTTGGTCTTACTAATTTTATTAAAGAAGTTATACCTCCTTTATCACCACTATTCATTCCATCTATTTCATCCATTATTATTGCTATGTTCCTTTTTTTTTTATGAAATAAACTTAATACATTATTGCTTGCCATATTTTCACTTTTAAATACATCTATTATATTTTTATTTCTTATATCACTTGCA